TGGCGTAGATTGGCAGGTCGGAAAACCCCACATAACGCATGAGGTAACGACCCATCTGAGGAAACTCACAGCTAGATACTGCATACAAAGGTTCTCCATCAACCATTCCAAGGAAATGTCCGAGCTGGCGTTTAGGGCCTTGCCCGGATCGTTGTTGCGTACAAGTTGCCGCGTACACTGGCAGCCCTTCGACCGAGCCACTAACCGAAGTGGCGATGTAGCGACGTGAATACAGGGTCATTTGTTGGCATCCACCACCTTGCAATCGAAGATCGTGCTCCAGGATTTTGAAGCGACATCGAACTTCTGAACCACACCTGGGTAGTACCCATTGCCGTCAGGGATATTGCTCGTGATGAACACGATCTCTTCGTAGTTGGCATCATCGAATCGGATCACTGCCCATCGCACCGCGCCCGAGGACTCGATCCAGAGCACCGATGCCGGCCCATGCGGAACGCTGCGCAAATAGCCGTTTTGACCAGCGACCGTTTCTGCACAGGTGTAAGCATTGGTACCGACCGAAACGCGAGTGATGACGCATCCACCCATCGCTGCGGTGCCAATGAAGTTGTTCTTCAGGGGTTCGAGCAGCACTCCAAAGCGTGGTCCGGTGTTGGCACTCGGGACCAAGCCTTGGAAACTGATTTGGCGTTTGAATTCTCTGAGGTTCGCTGCGGGGGTGATGATCGGTGTGCCGAGTGCGACGATCGAGAATCGATCGAGGTCGACTCCGGTTTGATTGCGCACTTTGGCGAGTGTTGTTTGTCGTGAGGTTCCTTCGGCTTCGGCGAGTTGGTCATGTCGTTGGTTCTTTTGTTGCCGTGACAAGTCCACCAGAGCATTCCAGGCTTCTGCCGGAATCTTCAGCGGATCCCCTGGCTGAACTTTGCGGAACTGGTCCCCCATGGATCACACTCCAATTCCGAGATTGCTGAAATCTCCATAGGGGTAAACTTGCTCGACGTAGGCTGCCACAGGTCGTTTGATCAGTGCCTTGGCCGTAGCATCCTCGTCGTCGATGAATCGCACCCACAGGTACTGCCAACCTTCCTTGGAAACGCCTGCGATGTCTCCCAGGCTTATACCAGCCACGTTGGGACTGGCAGCGAATCGAAACGTGATTTCCCAATCGTCCAGACCACGCTTCGATCCACTTGCCCCAAGGAACAGCACTTCTCCTTTGGCAAAACCTTTGAATCCTGAGCCGTTGACTTTGCCCGTGAGGTTGAACAACGCGAGCTTGTACGCACCAGTGACAAGGGCTTTTTCGATGTAGTGGGTCTCGGTGAAATTGAACACCGGAACCGTGATGTCGGTACCTTCGACCCGATCATCGGTCACCCCGATTGCGCCAAAGAAGTCGGGCGCACTGAATCCTGCAGCAGCATACTTACCCACATTGGAGATGCTTTGTGAGATATGCTGCGTTCCACCTCCGGTGTCAAACGAGTACTGCGACTCGCTCTTCCATTTGACATACCGAGCGGTTCCTTCCCAGACGCCGTTGCCTAAGTGTACGATATGGTAATCGTCCAAGAACAGATCGCCGACCTTGTCTGGAACGGTCGATGCCATAAGACTCTTAGCGACCGAGTACTGCTCAGTGTTCATGATCATGTAGACCAGATCATGGGTTGGACTGTCTTTGCTTTCGGTCGCTTCCTTGGAGTCGAAGCGTTCGATAATGATTGGATCTGCCATTGGTAAAACTCCTATCCAAAGACCAAGCCACCACGTTCGGCTTGCTGCAGAAGTTTCTTGGTGTTGGTAGCGACCTCTTCGCTAGCGCGTGCGGTGCGTTCACCCAGCGAATCGGATCCGAGGTTCATGGCGGCAATGGGATTGAAGGTTCCCACGACATCCGTTTTCTTCTTGGTATCGGCAAGGGTTTGATCCATGCTGCCTAGGTCTGGCAAGCCAAGACCGAATAATGAGAATTTGCTCGGTGATCCAGGAGATGTTTCGGCACGCTTTTGTGCTGCTTCACCCAAAGCAGCTTTCCACTCCCCCTTGGCCTTCTCAAGCTCGGCAGCAGAGTCGGCTAAAGCTTTCTGGTTAGCAGCTGCCAGGGCCGATTGCTCTTGGGCCTGCATATCGGAGAGTGCCGACTGGGCACCTTGGCGATCTTGCTCGATTTGGTTGCGAGCTTTTTGGCGTTGTTTCTCGCGATCGAGAATGGTTTGGTTTTGAGAGTTGTTGATCAGGTCGTCTTGGCGAGCAATCTCGTCGTTGATCTTGGCAATCTCAGCTTCGGCGTTGGTATCCCCAAAGAGACCTTGGATGCGGGCCCATACCTTTTGAAAGAATCCACTGAATCGATTCCATCCCTTTTGCAGCAGGCTGATCAGAACAGTCCAGCTATCGGCAATGAAGTGGGTGGTTTCTAGCCATCCGGTTTGCAGACCAGCCCACGCGTCGGTCATCAGGCCAGCGACGCTGTAGACCGCGCTTTGGAAGATACCAATGAAGAATCCTTTGAAGTCCAGCCACTTCGATTGCAAGAACGCGACACCGCGTTGCCATTCCATTTTCAGCGTGAGCCATAAGATTTTGCCTGCCAGTGCGATGTCCCCTGCCGCTAGTGCATCGCCGATCCCTTTCCATGCTGCCAATGCTGTGTCTTTGAGTTCGTTGAATCGCTCCCCAAGCCACTGCATCGCTTGCGTACCCGCTCCGCTGGTGTAGACAAAGTAGCCGACCAGCGCTGCAAGGCCTGCGATAGTCAAACCAATCGGAGAAAGCAGCGCTGCGATCGCGGTTCCAAGAATCGCGATTCCTTGCCCGATCCCCACGAGTACCGTGGCTGCCGCACTAAAGACCGTGCCGAGTCCAACGGCCGCAGCTCCCAACGCAACAATCGCTGCTCCCCCGGCTGCAATCGCCATGCCGACTTTGAATACGGTGACGATCAGGTTTTTGTTGTTCTTGATCCAATCGCTGGTTGCCACCACGATCCGAACGGTCGAATCGATCATGGCTGAGAGGACTGGTTCTAATGCTGATCCGATGGTAAAGACAGTCTTCTTGAGCACTTTCCAAAGAACATCGATGCGATCCCCGAAGGCTTCGGCCGCTTGGGCATCTTCGGTTGCCATGGTCAGCCCCAGATCGCGGGCCTGTTGCTGGAGTTCTTCGATTCCTTGCGCACCGCTCGATAACATGGGCAGAAGCTGCGTGCCGGATTTGCCAAAGATCGCCATCGCGGTTGCGGTCTTAAGAGTCGGATCGGTGATTTGCGACATCCGATCGGCAATCACCTTGAATTGCTCGTCGGGCGATAGTTTTGAAAGTTGCGCAACACTGAGCCCCAGCGACGCGAGGGTTTCCTGGGCCGCTTGCGAACCGGATGCCGCTTCGAAGAGCATTTTCTGCATCTTCTTCAGCGATCCTTCGAGCGTCCCCATGTCGGCACCAGATTGCTCGGCAGCAAACCCCAATTCCGAAAGAGCTTCTACCGACACGCCGGTCCGCTGACTCATGTCGACCATATCGCTCCCCATATCGGCAAAAACCTTGGCAGCGCCGGCCAATGGGGTGACGATCCCCGCTCCGAGCATGGCCATCTTGGTCCCGATCCCTTGGAGGCTTTTGCCAAACGCATCGAGCCGCTTGGCAGCATCGTTGAGTCCCTTCACCAGACGCGAGTCTTTGGTGTAGAGCTCGATGTAGGCTGCACCTGCTTTGATGCTGGAACTGGATGCCATAACTATTGCAACTCACTTTGGCGATCGATGAAGATATGCTTTAGGGCCTGGATCCCAACCATCTTGCGAGGTTGGATTCGTTTCTTTGCATGCGGATTGAAGTCCGCTGGGTGGTAGACTTTCGAGCGTTTGGCATCGCGATGGATGTTGGCTAGCATCGCTAGAACGCTGGAGGTGTGATTCCAGAGAACTTGGCTGCGTGCTTCCCCCATGGCGATTAGCTCTCGGAGGCTAAATGGTCCTGGATCGATTCCGAGGACGCCGGCCAAGTGCCAGACGAGTTGATCCACTTCTGCGCTTCGGTTTCGGGGTTGATCGAATCGAGGATCCTCTCCGCGTGGCTTATCACCTTGTCCCGAACCGCTTTGCCCGCTTCGATCGCCTTGCGAAGGCTCGCCCTGGCGCGGGCATCTGGGAAAAAATCGATCAGTTCCTCGACGAATGCATCGGCCGCTTGGGTGATCACATCCCCCGAGAGTGCTCTGCCAAAATCTTCGTCGGTGATCGATTGCTTGTCGGCTTGGTCTTTGCACAAGCAGTACAACACATCGGCCAGAGTGACCGGATCAGAGACGAGTTTCGAGAGCGACTTGAATCCGTCGTCAACCAGCGCGTAGAGATCAATCCCCAGCAAACCACGGATTCGTTTGACCGCTGTCACGTTGATCGCAACTTCCCAGGTCCGTCGGGAGTTATCCACAAAACTGTGCATTTTCTAAAACCTCACGAAGCAAGTGAATTTAGACGGGGTTAGGCGACGGACATCCAAGAAGGTGGATTGGCCGAATAAGTTGGCTTGGCAGTCACTGAAACAGTGATCGCCTCTTCGAGGGCTTCATTGCGCGAGAAGCTTGCAATGCGGAAACTTGCTCTAAGTCCTTGCGAACCGCTGCTCCCTGTACCGGTGATGAGTCCATCGAGGACTGCGATTTCAACGGTTGTGTTGTTGAGAAATGCATCACGGATCGCACCGAAATCCGAGTCGGCCGTATCCCAGACCATCTCGAATTCCAGCGACGCATCCTTGAGCGTGCTTACCGTGGCTCTCCACCCGTTGTTGGATCGCGTTGAAACGTCGGCTTCACCGGTTTCCAGGTTAAGGGTTAGGTCTCGAACATTTCCAATCAGATCCCAGGTGGGAGCTGCATACGTCCCTGTGTTGCGGTAGAGCTTGGCATCGAGTCCTAGTTTGGCTGGCATTCCTGTTTCTCCTTATCGAATGCTGCCTGCCCACATAGGGGGCAGACGGTCTTTGACTTTTTCTAGTGCGGGTCCCATGAACGGTCGTTTGGGGTAATGCTCACGACGAAACTTGCCCCCAAACTCATGGGCTTTTCCAGCGGTGGCGATCACATCGAAATCTGGTCCGATGAGTGCCACGCCGCGCTGTTTGTCGATTGCATACATGATCGAGCGTTTGAGTTGGCCTCGACGTGTGTTGGGTGGACTACCTGGCATCGCTGCTGTCTGGCGTCTACGGATGGAGCGACGAGCCACCAAACGAATGGTCGCAGCCGCGTGACCAAGGCTTTTGAAGTTGCCTTGCTGAGCCTTGCTCTTGACCTTGTCGATCGATTTCTTCGTGGTGACTTTTACGCCGATCATGGTTGCCCTTACGGTGCGGTGAATCCTTGTGCGTTGACGTAGACCGCAGCACCGGTGGTGATGCACGCAAAGTTCAGCGCGGTTGCGGCTGTCGTTTTGAGTGGGTTCTCGAAGATGATCTCCGACATCGGAGCGTTAGCGGGCAAGTGACCTCGCCAGATGACGGTGGCACCATCTTTGAGCACGATTTCGGTGGCGACTGCCGAATTGTTCGAAAGTTGCATCGAACAGATGTAGCGACGCAGTCCCGCACCGGCTGCGGCAACCAACGCGACGTCGGTCGTGTTGATCACTCCACCGGCGATGGAAGCATACGACCATTCGAGTTCGGGGATTTGCCAAGGGCGCGTTACCAGCACACCTTGCAGCGTGGAAACTAGGTCCGCAACATCCCCCGTGGCGACGCTGGCATAGGCTGCAGTCAGAGCACGGGCAGCCATTCGAACGGGGTTGCCGGCAATGACCGCGTCGTGGGCCGCTTGACCGGCGACATTGGCGGTTACGGTTCCGATGTTGGTCGTAGTTGCGGTCGCACCGGTGAGGATCACACCGAGTCCTTGTCCGACTACGGTTTGGCCACGGCCTGCAGTGATTTCAGCAGTAAGTTCTGCGTAATCCTGGCAATTGATGAACTGGGACTGGAAATTGATCGCTGCGGGTGCGGCAGCAAGTGCAATCTGCCCTGAGCCTGTAACGTAGGATCCGGAAAACACAGTGCCGGTTAGGTCAATCGTGTTGGCATCGATCACCGTGGCAGCGTAATTTCCACGCAAGGCCACGCCGTTATTGGTGACCCCGTTGAGGTACTCGACCCAAATTGTCGGCGTTCCGGTGTATCCGTGTGCGGTCGACGTAAGCCGGATGACATTGCCAGGACCAGCGACCGCGTTGGAAACGGCCTTGAATCCCTGATGATTCATCGAGCGGATGCGGATCTTATAGACTGCAGTCGGATCGGGAATTTGTTGATGCCGAACATACGAGTTCGAACGGCCTCCGGTCGAATCCATCGCTCGGGAGTGGAAATAGCACTCGTCGGAGAATGGTTCGAGTTCAAGAATCGAATAGGTGGCTGTTGAGATGATCGCAGATGCTGCCGATGCGATTGGAACCAAGCCACCGTTTTGCACGCTGTATACCATGTTGGTCACAGTCGTGTTGGCAGCACCACCGATGTCCATGCTTAGGCTGTGCTTTCCGTCCGGGATTCCGGTGGTGGGATCTACCGAAACGGCTTCGATGATGTGGTGATTGTTGGCTTGTCTGGTTGCACCAGATTGGACCGCAATCATGGCTCGGAAGGGAATCGTGAACGTTTCCTTCGAGAGCAGCTCGGCATATCCTCCTGCGGTTGTTCCAGATCCGATAGTCAGTACACCACCGGAGACGCTTGCCGTGGATCCACCGTTGGTGGTCACTTCCCAAAGATCCGTTAGAGTCCGAGTCCAAGAATCGCGGAACTTCTTCTGGATCGATTTAACTTTGAACATGTCGTCCACGTCGTCCAGGCCAGGAATCTCTCGGGTGACTCCTCGCGAATTGGTGAACTGCATGCGGAATGGGCCAACGTCTCCGGTGGTCATCGGTTATCTCCAAAGGCGAAACGT